TAATAACATCACCGGCACCTTCTACTAGGCCACCTGGACCCAATATGCTGGTAGTACCACCACCCAAGGAAGTAAGTGGACTTGGACTGTTATCATAGTGCAATGTACTGAATCCAAGCACTGTTCCTTCGCTTACTGGTCCTGTCGCATACTGTACAGCCTCATAGGCCATCGTCATGGTATGTTCCATAGGTACATATTCACCTGCGGTGTGCTGACCATGTTGAAAACTGGTTATAGTCGGACGTATTAGTGTGTAACTGCTGAATGATTTTTGGTGTAGGCTGTAGATTCTAACAGCGTTGATATAATTCTGTGTGCCAGCATTGTTAAGTGGCGTAAATCCCCAGCTCTGCTCCTGGCGTTTTTTATATTTGTGATCTTGGTTATACAATGCTTCTTGATGATCAGCATCTCTATAATAGTAGGAGTAGTATCCATACCAAAAATTACGTACTACATCAGCACTGTCATCATGGAATGTTATAGTTAATGGATCATAGTTAATCTTTTCTTGTGCTATGTTCTTACGATTATATGCGTTATAGGTTTTAGTTGAAACTGAAAATCTCGGCAGTGCCACACTCTTGGCCATGAGACCTATCTCAATCTGGCTGTTTTGATCGACCTGTGCTACTACTGGATTGAGATCCATGAACACGTGATAAACTGTACCAATCTTAGGACTTAATCTATAGAGACTGTCAATGAATGTACGTGAGGCATGTTGCCAGTCGCGTATCTCATCACCGGTAGCTATTTGTTTTAAAAACTGATTAAAGAAGCCAGCCATATGTCCTATCCATTTACATTATTTATCGAGATAAAAAAGCCCGGATTTTAACCGGGCTTTGAGGAGTTTCGTCTGGATTAACCAGTGATAGCACGAGCCGGTAATCCTGCTATTCTACCCACTGCTGTGCCAAGACCTGTACCAATTGGAGTTTGGATAGCATTGTCATAACGGATAGTTAAAGCGATAGTCATTGGTTCGTTAGTAGCATAGTCAGCATTTGAATAGTCTGTGTTAGATAGATAACAACCATACATTTCCCATGTTTCAAGCACTGTAGGTTCGCTTGCACCATTTCCGCCATCTAGTACTTCAAAGCGTGTTAGGAATTTATAATCGATACCAGAACTTGCTGAAGCTTGTTCCATGAAGTCAAATTGTTTCTGTAGCTGTTCACCAACACGTTTTGCAACTTCGCCACCTGCATCATCACGTAGGGTAGTAGTAACAGGTTCCCAAGTTGGTTTACCAGCTAGGTAGACCTTGCTGTTATAGATAGGAATAATCATTTCTTCAAAAGATAATGTTGGTCTCTTGAAATCCATAACTTGTTTTGTTAGTTCAGTCGTCGGTTGGCTAACACCAAAGTTCTCAAATGTCACACGGAAGCGGAACTTGAGCTTAGGCATCAACAGACCTTGTGCTGTTGCGCTCTGATTAGTACTTAGAGGTACCGTAAACTTGCTTAATGATGCTGTTGCCATCTTATTTTCCTTTTAATACTTTATAGTATTTAGCTATTTTTCCTTTGGGTTATGGGAGTGTTGCCACTCCCATAAACTGCGTATATTATGTTATAGTCAAGCTAGCACCAGTGTTGACGATTCTCACTGGAATGTAAACAAACTCGATAGCTTTGACTGGTTTAATAGCAATATCAACATATAATTCATTGCGATCAATACGATCCGGTGTATTATTTGTTGTATCGCAGACTACTAGGTAGTCATATAAACCACGTTTAGCAACTAGGTCATTTAATACGCTTTCAAATGCCTGCTTAACTTGATTACGTGTAATAGTATCATTTGGTTCAAATATAAACGGACGAGCTACTGAATCTAATACTAAACGTAAGTAAGCTATCAATCTAGCAACGTTAATTCGATCCATCGCTGATGTTTGTGAACTACGTGTTTTCTGACCATATGCTACTAGACCAACACCTGGTAACACTGTTAATGGGTTGACTCTGTCTGCATATAGTACGTCACGCAAGCCTACTGTAACACCGATCGATTTAAATAGATTGTTGTCATTAACATCAATATAACCAATGCTAGTAGCATTATCAATTAAGCCACGACGTACACCAGCTGGTGCGAACCATGGATAGCTGACGTTATCTGAACGGATCATCGTACGCAACATCATGTGACTTGGCGGAACTACCACGCTTTCACCTGCTAGGTCAGTAGCAAGGCCAGCTGGATAATAAACACCTAGATATTCGCTGTTGCTGACTAGACCATTATCACCATTGTCTAATGCTAGATTAGTATTTTTAATCCAAGCCTGAACTGCATTTGTGTTTAGTGTCAATGGGCTATCACCAATAATAAACGCTGTTTGTTTGCGATCATTATTTAGAGTAATCATGTTTTGTATCAGCTCTGGGTAACCTGGGCAAGCGATAATGTTGAACTGTGTTTGTTCTTCACGTAATGCTGTGCTAGATTCAATACTTGATTTAAGAGCTTCAACTACTACGTTACGCTGTGCTTTGCGACCAAAGAATGGTACACCTGTAGTTGGATCATTACCACTAGCACTTACCCAAGCAGCAACTACTGTAGCTGGAGTTGGATCATCTGCTAGTGCTGTGCTGTCAAATCTCTTAACATTATAACCACTGCGACGTGTATTGAATAATATTGTTCCGCGTGCATACAATTGATAATTTGGACAATCATAGTCAATGTAATCACTGGTTAGTAGATCTGCGATCGCTGGAACGTCATCAACGATAGGATCTGTAGTGCCGTTAGCGGCCCAGCGTGCATCTGCAAATAGGATACCATCAGATGTTATTTGATCAGTATTGTCGATTAATTCAAATGCTGTGCCATTATAGCGATAAATCCTAGGATAATTTTCTAGATCGCCAGTATCAATCCATAGGTCACCCTCAACTATAGGTGTTGTGCCATCAGCTTGATATATTGGCTCAGAGGCAGAAAGTATAGGACCATCTGGATCTGTAGCTGATAAGTCGTAGCCACGTGCATCATTTACAACGTTTTGATAGCCTTTCCAACCACTACCGTCGTTTATCAAGATATCTACTTCAAGTGCTGTGTTGTAATACCAAAGAGTTCCTTCTCCTGGGTCACTGAATGGAGCAGTAGTAGAATATGTATATGTTAGAGCCTTGAATGGGCTAGCTAGATATACACTACCTGCTGAAATTATCTGTATTTGATTGTCACTGATAATACCAGCTGTAGTCAACGGTGTACCTGAACCGTAGGTAAATTTAATAGTACCACCTGCTAGATGACTGATACTGATCGCACCACTTGATTCAATCGCTGCTACTACGTTTGGTAAATTAGCTGCTAGAATCTTAGCTACTAAAGTTGTAGCTGTAGTACCGATCGATGTGATAGTCGCGCTTTGTGTTGATGCACTTCCTGGTACGCTGACTTCTATAGTGAAGCTGTCTCCGTTAGTGTATACTGCACTACCACCTGCTACTGTACCTGTAAGTTTTAGTATACCAGCAACATTTTTGCGATATAGTTTGAATGTTCCAGTCGTAGTACCTAATGTATCATATTGCACATATAATGTACCAGCTGCTAGATCAGATCCGCCTGCTACTGGACTTAGGCCATAGATTGCTGCAGTATCGCTGCTATATAATGTAGCAGTCTGTAAGACAAAACTATCTAAATTAGCATCGTATTCTTTGATACCCCAATTTGCACCATTGCCAGTCGCTGAAGTTTTAAACCAGACTGACCCATATGGACGTGGACTAGCATCTGACTCTCTCCAAGCTGGAACATTTCTATAGCTGTCAAATGCCACCGTTGGTCCTAATAGTGTTCTGCTGTTGCCGCTGATGCCAGTACCATTAAAGATACCTAAACGCATTGAGCAGTCTGTACCACCGATACCATTAGTACCGCCTTTTTCAATTTGTAGTTGACCGTTGGCTAGTGCAACGTTACCTGAGCTGGCTGCTAGGCTATCAACAAAAATTTCAATTTGTCCTGAACTATTAGCTCTAGCACTAACACCAGTAATACTTGCTGAGTTAATGTCGCTGGCTGTTGATGTAACTGTTGAGCCTGTTAATGTAACGTTTGTACCATTTAGGCGCATTTTTTGACCAATGGCCAAGTTAGCTGGGTTAGCAATAACACCAGTGATAGTAGGAACTCTATCTTTCCAATCGTCGCTACCTACTAGTGCCCAGGTGTTGTCATAACCTTTGTAATAAACTGGATTTGATGTGCTGGTTGTAACCACAGCATATTCACCAATAGCACCTACCGAACTTAATGGTACTGTACCGCTTAGTTGTGTTGTAGATGTAATTACTCTTGGTGTCTGTAAGGTAAATGCATTTTCATAAAATTCGTAAATACCCCAATTAGTAGCATCTTCACTGACATCTAACCAATAAGTACCATCTGTGGGTGTGCCTGTTGGGCGGACACTTGTTCCTGTTAGTTGATCTAAGTCAACATCAGCACGTTGCACATAGATTTGATTACTGACGCCAAGTGCGCTGTAAGCCGCTAATAGGCCGTATTCGTTACGTTCATCACCATTTAATGGATTATCAGCCGAATCAACACGGAATTCAATATTACCAAAATTTGCTACAAGTTCTCTTTGGCTAGTAATATTAAATAACCTCTCTGCATTAGCCGCTGTGGTATAGGGTGCAAGTGCACCGCTGGGATTTAATTTGTCTTGGGCAGTAGCAAGTAAGATGTACGCGATCGAACCAGCCGCGGTTGGGGTATATTGACTTTCGTCTGTTACCGTTACTTGTACTCCAGGTGAAATAAGTGCCATAGTATTTGTTCCTCTAAATAGGTTACTTTAAACTATTTATAATTATTTGAGCAAATCAATGGTATACGGTGCCCTTTGAAAGGTTCATCCACTGCTGTAAGCTAAATAGATATATGGAATACCGTAAAATATGCGAAATTTGTGGTAAAAAGCCGGTTGCAGTCAACTATAAGATGCACGGTAAAATTTACTATAGGAGCCGCTGTGATACCTGCATTAGAAAGAAGAAAAATCTACCAGCACCTAAGCCTCGTTGGCTATTAGAAGGATACAAAAAGAAACCACACTGCGAGAAGTGTGGCTTTAAGGCTAAACTAAAACAACAATTATTTGTCTATCACATCGATGGTGATCTAAACAATAATAGTGTTTTAAATCTAAAAACTGTTTGTGCTAACTGTCAGTATGAAATTGCCCGAGAGGGTTTAGGATGGCGTCAAGGCGATCTTGTACCCGACTATTAATAATATTAGCTTCAATCTGTTGATATAGTTCTTCGATTGTCCCATCATTGTTTAATATCACATCAAACTTTTGCCCTACCCAAGCAGTTTCGCTGGCGTGAACTTTAAGTTTTTCTATTTTTTGTTTGCTTAGGGCCCACGACATATTACGGCTAGGTCCTCGATTCATGCTTTTAGCTGAGTCAAACCAATCTGGTTCAGCGCCACGTTTAATACGTATCACACGGCCGCCTGCAGCACGTATAGCTTTAATTTCATTTGGAAAGCGGCAGTCTGTAATAACGACATCATTTTTGGTATTAAGTAATCGGTGTTCTAAGCTGGCTACCCACATGTCATCATGGAATCCTTTGCGGATTACTTCAGTTCCCCAGTACTGTAGGACCTGTCTTGGAGTTATATCTTTCTTTAGGCGTTTAGTCCACCATTCATCTCGAGTTTCACGCCAATCACGGCTTTCTTTAGTGCGCCCTTCAAGCAGTTCACGATCCCATCCAAATACCTGGCTTACAGCATCTTTCAAGCTGTTAGCAAAGCTCTCACGTTTAAATCTATGGAAGTTAACTAGATAGTCTGCAACCGTATCTTTACCTGAGCCGATAAAGCCTACGATACCGATGATAGAACTCATTGAAATCCCCTTAATTGATAATACTATTTTACGAAATTATTGACTGAGAGTCAATGGATTTTTAGCCGGTTATCCACCACATTGGTTGACCACCATCTACATAATTCTTGATATCTTCATCAAGTTTATCTAATAGTGCTTGCCCTTCTGCTTTTAATGCTGTACCGTTAAGAGTAGTACCGCCTTGTGGACCTGCGATCGTAGCAAATTTTTCACGTGCTTGCCCAATGCTGATTGATGTTAGGGCATAAGCATAGTCTTGGATCCAAGGGAATGACTGCGGATCGTTTAATATGACGATATCTGGTCTATAGTTATAAGTCCATAG